TGCGCTACCAAGATCAGCGCGACGATATAGTAGACGTACTTGGACCAAACCACTGGGTAATGATGAGCAATCTACCAGAAGAGTGGAAGAACATGGTTGTTGAAATCAAAGGCGAAGATGTTCACTTGATGAACAAGAAAAGTATACTTCGCAACTATGATAAGATCATGGAGAATTTGGCATGACATTCTTTGTAATTGTACCGCCGGGTAAAGATAACTTAGCTGAAGTTTCTAAAATTGATATTGGATTTGCGTTACCGGGTTCTCGAGTTGAATTTGTCAAAGTTGATGCGGTGCCATCATCACAACTTAAAATACTTGCATCTTTAAACTTAGAAGCAGGTGATGTTATTTGTTTTGCTGGACTATGTGTTAGACGTACCACTATTGATGCAATAGAGTTGTCTAAATCTACTAAGTTGAATTATATGCCCGGCGCTGGAGTTGATCATAGAGGTGTACATATTCCTGCTGGTAAAATTAGTCGTAGACAATCAATTGAAAAAAACTATCAAACAGCTTGGCCGTACTTGATGGTTATTGGCGACCCTGAAACTGCTAAAATTAGTTTTGAACTATTTGAACATCTAAGTCCTACGGATTATTGGCCTAACTATGTTCCAGACGTGCCAGAACTTATACACCTATTGGGTGTAATATCAATGACAGGATATTGGCAGGTTCCAGAATGGTTCAAGTTAGTTGACCTTAGCATCAGAGACTTAGAAATTGCCCCAGTGATGTATGCTAGCCATACATGGCATGATTGGATTGCTTTCTATCCAGCTAACGGCAATTTTAAATTAGAAAATCACGCACAGCTATTTCCTGTATGGCTCGATGGAAGTGAAAAACCATTGGAGCATTGGAAACGTGGCTGACATTGAGTTCGAATTACGTAAGCGTAAAAAGGTACGCCAAGACTTTTGGTCCATAAAGTACAATGTACACAATGGTTACATTGAATCTATAGAAGCTGGCAACAAACTTTTACCAGATCATTTAATTGTATCATATGCCAAAGTAAAAGATATACTGGCTGGTAAACTAAACCAAAACGATTATCGTGTTGCGTTCAATGAAAAGCTAGGCGCCCTTGACTTGGTTGACATTAAGCGACCTAGAGAATTTAAAAAGAAACAAGTATGGGTTGGATGGTTAAGCGCAGGCGAAGCAGGCCTTAACATCTTTAGCCCATTGAGAATTATACTATTTGGCGACACTGGCATTATGCGTGTAGAAGCCAGTAGAGAATGGTCTACTAGTTTGCGCGAAACAATGGATAGACGCACAGACCTAGAAGATGTTCCATTCTTTATAAGTGATGTCGAAGACCCGCATCAACTGCTGGGCCATGATAAAATTAGACTAGTTGACATTGTAGAACGTGGATACTGGGAAAAACGCTTATGGGGATTCATGGATCATGATAATGTACAGCGAATACTTTACCAAGGGTTGCAAATACGCATAAACATGCCACCAGTGGCAAGCGAACTTTCATTGACACGTATGGCTCAGTATAGTCCGTTTACTGGTATCATCGATGAGTCATCTGTTATCAGTCATCGCGGCCGTGGCAAGCACATTTCTATTTTTACCAAAGACGGTGGCATTTGGGCACAAAGTCATTATGAAAAGGGTAATGCAATTGATCATTTAATTGGCAACTTACGTGTAGCAGTTGTAAAAGGAGATGATCCAGAAGATTTTGTTGCCTGGGCAGAAATGCCAGCACTGATGCTTAGGCAACCACAACCATTTGAAATTTTACCAGATTGGCAGTACCAGAGCACTCCAAGTCTGTTATATAAAGCTAACAACATTGATATAGGAGTACTATCTTGAAAACCCCAATTACAGAATTTGACGTAGTGTTTATCAGCTACGATGAACCAAACGCAGACGAAAATTACGCTGACTTATTAGAGAAATGTCCATGGGCCAAACGTAGCCATGGTGTATATGGCAGTGATGCTTGCCATAAAGCGGCAGCAAAGTTAGCTGACACAGAACGTTTCATTACAATTGATGCTGACAACAAAGTGCGCCCAGACTTCTTTGAACTTGAGTTGGATTTACATAAGTTTGATCGCAGTGACGTATTAAGCTGGAGCGGCAAAAACGTCATCAATGGTTTAGTGTATGGTAATGGTGGTGTTAAATTATGGCCCAAAAAAGTTGTTGAACAAATGCGTACACACGAAGCAGTTGACTCTGGCGCCGGTGCAGTTGACTTTTGTTGGGACATTCACTATCATCAGCTAAACAACATTTACAGTGATGTTTATAACAACAGTACGCCGTATCAAGCATATCGCGCAGGCTTTCGCGAAGGTGTCAAGCTTGCTCTAATCGATGGTCGCCCAATGGACTGGCGCCAAATCGCCGACAAGAACAACTTTAAGAATCATCGCAGACTATTAGTTTGGATGAGTGTTGGGCAGGACGTACAAAATGGACTATGGGCCATGTATGGTGCTCGCTTAGGTTGCTATCTAACTAACCTACGCAAAGACTGGGACTACAAATTGGTTGCTGACTTTGAGTGGCACAATGCCTACTGGGCAGAAGAAGTAATGCCGCAGTTTGCTGGCACAGAAGTAACTTGCCCTGTTAGCAAGTACTCATATGATGTTTCTAAGTTAATGGAAGAAACTAAAAAGCTTGGCAGAGTATTACACCAAGACTTACGTTTAGAAATTGCCGACTTAGACGAAGCAGGCAGTCGCTTCTTTAAGGCCAGTTACTTTAACCCACATCGCCTTGGCCCGACTGTTAAAGAAAGCGATGTAGAACAGTTTATTGCGGAGTAATCATTGTTAGATGTATTCTTCATCACAATGGGAGAGCTAGGCAGCGATGCCAATTGGAATCGCTTACTTGAATTTGTTCCAAATGCCAAGCGTATAGAAAACGTCAAAGGCATCTACAATGTACACAAAGCATGTGCAGAACAAAGCACAACTGACAACTTTTGGGTAGTTGATGCAGATGCTTGGATTGTAGATGGATTTTCTTTTGATTGGGAACCCAATGCTGAAGTAAAGTATTGGAATGTTCCCGAAACAGAATGTGTTGTTATATGGCCAAGCTACAATCCTGTTAACGAACTTGTGTACGGGTACGGTGCAGTTAAAGTATTCCCACGTAAACCTTTCTTAGAGGACTGCGGCTGGTCCATTGACATGAGTTCATCTATTGTCAAAGTAGTTGTATCTAAGGATACTGTTAGTTGCGAAACGCGATTTAATGCTACGCCAGAATCTGCTTGGATAGGAGCATTCCGTGAATGTGCCAAGTTGTCAAGCTTGTCAATGGTAAAAACTCGTATACGTAAATCCATTGCCGCAGAACAAAAAAGTCTTGAAGAAGTTGAAGCTTATATAAAATCACAATCTTGGGACAACAATAAAAAAGCAAACTATCGTCGCACACAAACCTTGCTAATACAAGAACGTTATAAAGACGAGCAAAATATTTTCAAGTACTGGGAAGAAATTGAAACTTACAGTCAGCGTAGATTAACTTGGTGTACTCATGGATGGCACAAGACAAATGGAAAATACTCACTGTTAGGGGCACAAGCTGGTAGCAAATTTGGATTAGAGAATAGTGACAACCTAGATGCACTAAATCTAATCAACGACTGGGATTGGTTGAAAAAGGAATTTAAAAATGTCAATGTTTAAAGCAGCCGCAAAAACACGTATTAAGACACTAGGAGACTTTCCCGTCGTCTTTCTTAGCTTTGATGAACCTAACGCAGACAAGCACTGGGAAATGCTACAAGCAGTTACCCCACATAAAAACATTGCCAGGGTACATGGTGTAGTTGGATTTGATACCGCACATAAAACTGCGGCAGCCCAGTTTCCTAAAAGTGAATATATCATTACAGTTGATGCTGACAATCAAGTTGAACCAGAATTCTTTAAACGCCAAGCTCCAGAGGGAATGAATGGTAGAGTAAGTTTTACATGGGGCGGAAGACAGTTTACAAATGGTTTAATGTATGGTAATGGTGGACTTAAACTATGGAGCACTGAGCACTTGGCAAATATGAAAAGTCATGAGCTTGCAGATGAAGAACGTGATGCTGTAGATTTTTGCTGGGACTTCCAACGCTACAAAGATGTACCTGGTTGTTATTCAACTGTGTATACAAATGCTAGCCCATATCAAGCATTCCGCGTAGGTTTCCGCGAAGGGGTTAAGCTTTCAATGGAGCAAGGTAGAGTACTTGACTTTAATGAATGGAATGGTACTATGCATGCCGCAAACTTTCAACGTTTGCTAACATGGATGACAGTAGGTACTGATGTTGAAAACGGTGCATGGAGTATATATGGTGCTCGTTTAGCTGTTAAACTTTTACAGTATGATAATTTTGACTTTGTAAACATCAGAGACTATGAGTGGTTTAAAGAATTCTTTGCCGAAGAGTCAAAGCATAATCCCACTAAGGCAAATA